AGAGGACTTCAATGCCGAGGCTTTGGATGAACTTGATTGGGAAGAAACCGCTATGACAGCCATTAAGTGGGCTCGGTTATTTGGCGGTTCTATTGCCGTCATGCTCATCAACGACGGCAGAGGATTGGAGGAGCCGCTGGATTGGAAAAACATCCAGTCCATTGATGACATCCGAGTGTATGACCGGTCATTGATTCAGCCTGACTACACCAGCATGTTTAACTACGACCCGAGAGACCCATTCCGCACGCGGGGCAGTCGGCTTGGAATGCCAGAATACTATCAGGTGTTCAGCAAATATGGCAGTTTCCTTGTTCATGACAGTCGGTGCCTCGTTTTCCAAAATGGTATTTTGCCAGAAAACACTACGAACTCCATCTACCAGCTCTGGGGAATCCCGGAGTATGTCCGAATCAACAAAGCCATCAGAGACGCGGAGATTGCACACAGGAGCGCCCCGAAGATGCTCGACCGATCCGTACAGCCTATTTACAAGATGAAGGATCTTGCGGCAGAACTCGCAACCGAAGAGGGCGAAAACAAGGTGCTGAAGCGACTTCAGGTTATCGATATGGCTCGCGGTCTCTTGAACAGCCTCGTGATTGACAGCGAAGGTGAGGACTATGATTTCAAGTCTTTCCAGTTCGCTGGTATAAACGATGTGGTAAGTGCCTCTTGTAACATGCTGTCTGCCATTACAAATATTCCGCAGACAATCCTGTTCGGCCAGAGTGTAGGTGGCATGAGCTCTACGGATGACACCAGCATGGAGAACTACTACAACTATGTTGAGCGCATCCAGAAGCGGATGCTCAAGAGCAACCTCCGGTATCTGCTGTCCGTCATCTTCCAGGCAGGTATCTCCACCGGGGAAGTTGATGAAATTCCGAAACTCAAGGTGAAGTTTAATCCTCTTTGGTCTTTGAGCGACACTGAACAGGCGGATCTCGAATTGAAGAAGGCACAAATCCAGCAGACCAAGGCGACAACTGCCCAGATCTATGTTCAGATGGAGGCCATTGATCCGTCTGAAGTGCGGAAGAAATTGGCTGATAGTGAAGAGTTTGATGTTGAAAACATGCTCGACGAGTACGACGAAGAGGATTTATTCGCAGGCTTTAACGATCTGGATGTTCCTCCGGGAAGCTCCGCACCTGTCGTGGAACAGGGGCAGGACACCATGCCTGAAGGGGGCGGAGGAGGTTTAGCCTCACCTGATACATCGTCAAAGCTCATGGAGCAGGGCGACTTTGCTGAATATGGTCAGAACGTAAGCATAGAGGAGCACGATGCTGACCCGTATGGGGCACCGCCCCCCCCCGCTCCCCCTGCCGCAACGAAGTTGCCCCAGGATATGAGCGATTCAGAGTTGGCGGGAAAAGGCGCAAAAGGCCCAGGAAACGAAGATAGTGCCGAGAAGGTATCTAAATCCTCCAACTTTGCAAAGACCAATTCCGTGGGCGTTATCGTGATTTCAGGAGGAAAGATCCTGTCTGGCACCCGCCACAATGATTTTGGCTACGGCCTGATCTGTGGTCCGGGTGGTCATGTGGAAGCTGGAGAGACACCAGAACAGGCGGCTTTCCGGGAAACGGAAGAAGAGTTCGGCATCAGTCCGAAGGAGCTTATCCCGCTCGGCTATGGTCCAAAGGAACCGGACACTGGACTTGCGCCGGCGCTATTCCTCTGCACAGATTTTGAGGGGGAACCAGAGTGCCTTGATCTCGAAATGTGCGCCCCAGAGTTTCGCACTCTGGAAGAACTTGATGAGTTATCTGCCTCTATGTTCCAGCCGTTCAAAGACAGCCTTGATGTCTTGGCAGAGTGCCTATTCGATGACGAATCCGCCAATGCGATTATTTCCGAAAAATCTATTGACAAATCCGCACAATCAGTTACGATAAAGTCAAAGGAAACCACGGAAGATGGTGGACCTGGTTCCGGGAACTACGGACACAAGGGCGTTCCCGGCGAAACCGGAGGCTCTGCACCTGGTCCTGGAAGTGCTTCCTCGGATGGAGAAAACGCTCCGTGTAAGGGGTTCGCAAAACCTGCCAAACTGAAAGACCACGCCAAGCGACACGGCTCCGAGTTTGGTACTATCTCCGAAAAAGAATATGAGCAGCGCGGAATCGACTTCTTGAGGCAGCCATGTGGCGGAGATGTTGTAGGTTACAGCACCCCAGATGGCAAAGTAGTCCGATTCAACATGAAGACCACGGAATACGCCTCCGGTTATCCAGGCGGCGCTCTCTGCACATATATGAAGGCAAAGTGCAACAGAAAGACCTATGAGATCCGTCCTGATAAGGCGATGGAATACTACACCGGCAGGAAGGCCGACGATTTGGAGGGAGATCCCGAATGAAATCTGTTAAGTGTCCCGTATGCGGCAAGACTGAACTGGTCGAAGATGGAGATGTCTGCTCCGTCTGCAACTGGTTTCATGACCCATATCAGGAAAAACGACCTGACGAGGAAGATGGAGAAAATGCCATGAGCCTCAACCAAGCAAAGGAAGCCTATGCTAAGGGCGAGCCTATCAGTTAAGCATCTGATACAACTGCATAGAGATAAGCGGAGTAGCCAATCGGCTTCCCCGCTTTTTTCATGCCCTGCGACCAGAATACAGCGATTTCCACGGGCCGCAGCAATACCTACTTCATTCGGCGGATTTCCAGCGATTTTAGGCGCATTTTTGTATGCCGGAAAGGATAGGAGAGAATGTTCCAGATTGATGACGAATTGAAGACATTGGCCGCCAAGGTCATATCCGAAAAGAAAGACCTGAAGCGGCTCAACGCCCCTGAATGCCGTATCGCCTATCTGTACTCCGACAAGGAGAAGAAAAGCAAGGGCAGAGTGGTATACGCCGACACGGAGAAGATTAGCGAAAAGGTGAAGGCGGTTGCGCCCTATGATTTTATCGTCACATTCTACCGCCCGAGCTGCTCCGCCCTATCCGCAGAGAAAATGGAGATCCTGATGCACCATGAGCTGAAGCATGTTGGATATGAGCCTGGGAAGCCATGCTTTATCATCCCACACGACATTGAAGATTTCTCTGACATCATTGATGACCACGGAATGAACTGGATCGTATAAGGTAATCGAGGCCGTATAGGCCGCCAAATCTCCGTAAAAGGCCGGGAAAGGGGGTATAGGCTCTTGAATAACAAATTACACCAGGAGACGGTTAAAGAGGCCGTAAGGGACAAATTCAAGGGAACACAGCCGCTCAAGAGCAGAGTAACCCCAAAGTACCCGGATACTGCGGAACGAGAGTTTAAGCGCGTGACTAACGGCTACATGCGGCTTCTGAATCAGACACTCAAAGAGCATCTGCCAGCAATAATGGCAGCCTACAAAAAGGAGCGTCACGGAGATTCGCGGTTCGATGACGCCCAAGATCTCGACAATGAAGTGCGGCAAGAACTGCAAAAAGTGGCTGAAGAACTCGAGAGAAAGCTGGCTACATACGGGCTCGATGAGCTCGTGCGGAAAATTTCGAGATTGACCAAATCCTCCTCTCTACGCGAGTGGAAGCGAGTCTGTAAGGAAACGCTCGGCATTGATTTGCTTGACGATTACTACAAAGCCGATTTTTATGAAGAGGCTCTGCGCAGGTGGGTCGATGAAAATGTTCTAAAAATCAAGAGCATCCCGAACGATACGCTTGGATCCATGCGGGAGATCATCTTGAACGGATTTAAGAAAGGGCGAACCATCCGCGACATCTCCAAAGAGATTCAAGAGGAGTACAGCGTAACCAGGCACAAAGCACAAATGTTAGCTCGGGATCAGGTTGCAACTCTGAACTCGCAAATCTCGAAGCTCCAACAACAGGACGCTGGATGCACGAAGTATCGATGGTCCACTTCCAAAGACAGCCGTGTGCGAGATTGCCACAAGGCCCTCGACGGTAAAGTTTTTGACTGGAACAACCCGCCAGAGATGTGGTATGAAACGAAGAAATCTGGCATTGTGCATACGGGAAGGCATTGTCATCCAGGTGAAGACTATTGCTGCCGCTGTGTAGCGATTCCTGTGTTTGACATCGACACGATTGATGTTCCGATGCAAAAATCCGCAAAAGAGAAGGGGCGATCCTGAATGGAAGAGAAAGAAAAAATCAAGGTCTATATCGACATTCGGGATGGAAAAACTGTTTGCATCTGCAAGCGCAGTCATAAGAAATGCAGCAAAAAATGCGAACCAGATGTCGTGTGGGATGATAAAGCATGGCTTCCCAGGCTCATATCCAACATGCTTCAGCTCATGGTGCATCAGGATCTCCA